TTGGAATGCTGTAGGAAAAACTTACAATATATATTCAGTCAATGATATTGTTGAAGCAGAAAGAGTAGCACAAAGTAAAATTACTATGCTGAACAATTCTGTTTTAACAAAACCAAACATTGGCTACCCAGCTTACACACAAAATGCTCTTGTAGCGGAAGCATTTCCAATTACTATAAATAAAATAGGTCAATTAACATCTCAGTACGTTAGATACCCTTTACCGCCAAACTGGACTTACGCTACACTATTAGCTGGAGAGCCTTTATTTGATCCTACAAGCGCCGATTATCAAGACTTTGAATTACCGTTGTCAGACGAGCCTATTCTAATAGCTAAGATTTGCCAATATGTTGGCCTTGAAATTAGAGAAAAAGATGTAATTGAGTTTGGTCAAAATGCAGAAATAATGGATAATCAACAACAACAATAATTATGGCATATATAAATGATTACGCATATTATCAAAACTCAGGAAACAATCCAACTGATTTAAATCATGGATCGTATCAATTTCTTTCTTTATCTGATATAGTTAATAATTTTATGTTAATGTATCAAGGTAATCACGAGTTAATAAATAATATCGAAAGGTATCAAATTTTATTTCACGCTAAAAGAGGGATACAAGAATTAAATTATGACGCGATGAAGGAGATTAAAATTCTTCAGTTAGACATTACAGATCAATTGCGTTTTGTATTACCTCCAGACTATGTGAATTGGGTGCGTATTTCTCAATTTGTAAATGGAGTATTACATCCATTATCAGAAAACATTCAAACAAATTGGTCTTCTGCATATTTACAAGACAATCAGTCAAATGTATTATTTGATCAAGATGGTAATGCGTTAAGTCCTCAAGAGTCAGAATTAAATTTAAATCAAATGTCAGCTACAGCTCCGAGCATATATTTAAACTCGAGTAGTCCTTACAATAATTCTGAAGGATGGTGTATAGATGGTGTATGGTGTTTTAATTACGCTGTAGGCGCACGCTTTGGATTAAACACAGAGACTGCAAATTCTAATCCTACATTTACAATTAATAAGCAAGCAGGTGTAATTAACTTTAGCAACATAATCGCTTCTTCTTCTATTGTTTTAGAATATGTTTCAGATGGAATGGAAAATGGAGTTGATACAGATGTTCATGTAAACAAATTATTTGAAGAATATATATACGCTTATATTAGATACTCTATATTAAATGGAAGAGTAGGTGTTTCAGAGTATGTAATTAATAGAGCAAGAAAAGATAAGTCTTCTTTGTTAAGAAATTCAAAAATTAGATTAAGTAATATACACCCTGGTCGATTGTTAATGAACATGAGAGGTCAGAATAAATGGATAAAATAATATGCCAATAGTTACAACAAATTTTACGGCAGGTAGAATGAATAAGTCTATCGATGAAAGGCTTCTTCCTCCTGGAGAATATATTAACGCAATGAATGTTCGTTTAGGAGCTACAGAAACTACTGAAATAGGAGCTGTGGAAAACTCCAGAGGTAATCAAAAACTTACAACAATTAAGTTTGAAGGTACGACTATATCTTCAACAGCAGTATGTATAGGAGCTTATGAGGATGGAATGAGAGAGAACATCTATTGGTTTATACATGATAAAGATTTCCCTGGTAAAACTGGAGGAATTGATTTAATAGTTTCTTATAATACTGAGAATCAAGTTGTTCAATATCATGTTGTTTCTACTACGGTATTAAATTTTGATCCTAAATACTTAATAACAGCGGTTGATTTAGTGGATGGAAAATTATTGTTTTTTACAGATGATTTAAATCCTCCTCGAATGATAAATATAGGGAGAAATTATCCTAACCCAATTGGTAATACAGATCAGATTGTTGAAGAAGATATATCTGTAATAGTTAAGCCGCCTGGGTTTGAAGATGTAGTTGGATCAAATGTAAACTTACCTGCACCATTAGTTCAACTTGTAAACTTACCTGGTAATGAAAATTACTTAAAAGAAAGATTTGTTTGTTTTGCATATAGATACAGGTATCAAGACAACGAATATAGCGCTACTTCTTTATTTACAAAACCAGCTTTTGCAGCAAGCACATTTACTTTTGATACAAGAAACTTTTTAAACGGTGGAATGGTCAATAGATACAACGGAGCAATTGTAACTTTTAATACTGGTAGTAAACGTGTTTTAGAAATCGATTTACTATATAAAGAAACAACTTCAAATTCTATTTTTGTAATAGAGAGATTTAAGAAACAAGATTATGGATGGGCAGACAATACGTCTAAAACTTATTCTTTTACAAATAGTAAAATTTATACCACAATAGGTGGAGATGAGTTATTAAGACAATATGATAATGTTCCAAGGGTAGCAAAAGCTCAAACAATAATGAGTAATAGGTTATTTTATGGTAATTTTATAGATGGATATAACTTTAGAAGAGGGAGTGCTGATGGATCAAACATTGCTTTAAACTATACAACCTCTTACATTTCAAAAAACGTAGATTTTATAACTTTAAAAATTCCAGAGCCAGGGAATGGTAGCGCTTATACTCTTTCTGGGACAACTGAAAATATAGATAATAGTAAAATCACTATTAACTTATCGGAAATTTCTTCTAAGTTAAAACAAGGATCTGTAATAGGTTTTTCTTTTCGTTTTGAACACGCTAAATTAACTGGCACAACAACTACTGATTGTTACATTGCTAATGAAGAGTTTAAAAACGCAAGTTTTTCGTTAACAATATCTATTACATTAAATGAAGATTATTCTTCTGTTTATGATTTTGTAAGTTCAGCTCAGTTTAAAGATGCAATAGGAACAGGTATATTATCAGATGGAAGGTTTAAGACTTTGCTATTAGCGGATACAGGAAATTCTTTAACAGATTTATTTAATAATTATTTATCTGTTCCAGCTAACACCTGTACATTTACAAAATTTAATAGTAGTATAACTGATGCAACTGCACAGCAAGGGTTTGCATTAACTGCGGTAGTCCCAGGATCTGATACATTTGAGTTACAGGTAATTGCAATGAATTATCAAGCTATAGATGTTACAGATCCAGCAGCTCCAATAACAACAAATATGTTTGAGTTTTTTAGATTTATTTCTGGAAACATTACATTCACTTCAGATAATGACACTACAAGTTTACATAGTAATAGGGATTATGAAACAGGAATTGTTTATATGGATGAATACGCTCGTGCCTCTACTGTATTGGTTTCGGAGTATAATACAATATATATTGAACCAGCAAATTCAATTAGTGTAAATAAAATTTTAGTTCAAGTAAACAGTATTGCTCCTTACTGGGCCAAAAAATACAAGTTTGTTGTTAAACCAAGTTTAGGCACTTATGAAACTATATTTACAAATTTCTATTATGTAAGACCAAGTGACAATATGATCTTTTTTAAATTAGAAGGCGATAATGCTAATAAGGTTGAAAAAGGACAAACGCTAATAGTAAAAGGAGATGTAGATGGGGCTTTGCCAAGAGTAGAAAAAGTTACTGTTTTAGATGTAACAGCAGAGTCTACAGATTTTTTACAAGAAGCTGGAGAAATTGGATTTGAAGAAATAAGTCAATTGCCAGGTTTATACATGAATGTTAAAAATCAAAATTTTAATGTTACGATTCCTAATGATTCGGTTATAGATTATGGAGATCAGAAAGCATCGGACAAGGCTGATGGTTGCACTTCAAAAAGACAGGTAGGTTATCCTTGTTTTACAACACAATATGATTCATTAGGAGCTGCTACTGGTACAACAAACTATAGCGTCCCAGGTGGTTCTGTTATAAAATTAAAATTTATAGCGCAACGTTCTGCTACAGGTTTTCCAGGTGGAGCGAAAGAATATACTTGGGAGTGGGAACAGCAATTTGTTGCAAGTAGAGATTACCCAGACATGAAAAGATGGTATGATGGAGACAATGTAAATGTTCTGTTGGCTTCACCAGGGAATGTAAATGGTTTTGGTGTTGATGAGGTTGCTGCTACTTATGATGGAGCTTATGTAAATGTTTCAGTTCCTGACAGTGGATTTCCTCCATTTGTTTCTGGTAATGAATATGGGTTTGCTGGCAATCTTCCATGTACAAGATTTAAAATAAAGCTTGGTTTTGTTCAAGATATTCCAGGTGACGAAACCTCTCCGTTATACTTTGGTATAAATAGTGGTGTTCCTGGAGCTAACAGAACTTTTACTTCTGATAGACAATCAAGTATATCTGCTGACATTGTTGTTTTTAGAGCTAATACTTTAATGATTTTTGAGTCAGAGCCTTTAGATGCAAATCCAGATTTGTATTTTGATGCAAGTGAAATGTATGATATTGACGCTAATTATAATCATTTATCAGGAACAGGAGATTTTGATCAAAATCAAACTTCTTCACAAGATGCGGTTGTTGAATTAAATTTTTCTGATGTTTACACATTTGGTAATGGTGTTGAAAGTTATAAAATAAAAGATAGATTAGCCGCTAAAAGTTTTCAATTAGGAGAAAGAACTTTAGCTGTATCTAATCAAGACTATAAGGAAGCTGATAGGTTTGAAGGTATGACTTATAGCGGAGTGTACAGTAGTAACTCTGGTACAAATAATTTAAATGAATTTAATTTAGGTTTAGTAAATTTTAAAGATTTAGAAACTTCTTATGGGCCTATTCAAAAAATGCACGCGCGTAAAACTGATATATTAGTTTTGCAAGAGGATAAAATTTCTTATGTTTTAGCAAGTAAAAACCAATTAACTGACTCAACAGGTGGTGGTGTTGTTACTTCAGTTCCTCAGATATTAGGAACTCAAATTGCTCGTATTGAGGAGTATGGTATTAGTTTTAATCCTGAAAGTTTTTCAACTCATGGGTTTGATACTTACTTTACAGATTCAAAAAGAGGAGCTGTATTAATGTTGTCAGGAAACTCACAAGGAGGTCAAGGAGAGAGTTTGACTGTTATTTCCGATTCTGGAATGCGATCTTTTTTTAGAGATGAGTTTAACGATAATTTAAACAATCAAAAATTAGGAGCATTTGATCCTTATATGGATGAGTTTGTTTTAGGAATGAATCAAAAATCAGTACCTATTCCTGCTCAAGTAATTCCATGTGGTACATCTATAAATAGAAGTGGTCTACCAGTTGGTACACCGTTTTCTTCTACAGTAAATTTTGGAAATGTAATCGGAGATGTGCTAATTGGCTACAATATAACTTCAGGAAGTATTACAATTTCTGTATTATGGAACGGAACAACATCTACAAGTGGAACTTTAACTGGTTCAGGATCTTACACTTGGAGCAAATCTTTAAACACTCCAAGTAATGCAGTTGTAACAGTTAATTCTGTTGGTTTAGATTCAAGTTTTTCTATAGATTATAATTGTCCTGAACAAGTAAATATTACTGTTGTGAAGGTGGTTATGAACTCAAGTGTTGATGCTAATAAATATATTCATGCAGAATATTTTTGGGAGAACACAACAACTATAAGTCCAATTGATAGTGACTTGTGTCAGTTTGGTAATTCTCATTTAATTGCATCTACCTATGATCCTCAAGTTGGAATAAGGTCTTTAGGGGTGTTTCCAAATGATGGGGTTGATTTAACTATAAGATCTAATAAAATAAATTTTGATGATTATGACTGGGGTTTTCCTGACGATAATTTTAAATACTTATCAAGTAATACTTTATACCAAAACAACCAGCCAGATATAGCATCCTTATTAGCTGCGTCTGCGACTATACCAAACGGAAGTGTTGTTGAGGCGTCAGAAGGATTGTACGAGGCTACACTAAGCTCCTTGTCTATTCCTGTTGCTAATCAATATTTATATTTGATATATGACTACAGAACAACATCATGTCAACAATTTTGTTACGATGCAGCTTCTGCTGATAATGCCTGTTGTGAGTGTGTTGTTAATTGTGTTGCTTTTACAGCAAGTACAAATCAAGAAGTTTCGGATGTGTGTAATCAACCGCTGTCTCAAACATACTATCATACTGGATCAGGAACATATCCTGCTATAAATGATTTTGTTTATTCTTCTTCTACTTGTTATAGTAGTCAAGCAGTACCATTAACAGCAGGTTATTATAAATCAGAATCAGATAAATATATTAGAGTTACATCAAATGGGTTAGTAATAGAATTAGTAACTTGCCCTTAAATAAATAAAATATGGCAACATTAGGAACATACTGTTTCGATGGCGTAAATTTTTCGTCAGCAACATCTTTATATACGGATTCTTCATTAAGTACTTTAGCTGCTGATGGTTATTATGGTCAAGGCCTGATAGTTAGACAGCAGTTAAACGGAATATTACTTAATGCTCAACCATGTAGCGCTTGTTTAGTTCCTTGTGGAACAGGACTTTCTGCGTCTATCGCTAATCAAAATGGAGTTTTTGATGCTAATATTGATTTAGCAAATGATTTGGGAGCTGTGGTTATAAGATGTTTTATGGGTGGATCAATACCAGATGGT